GAAGATTTCCTCAAACACTACATCAGCAGAGGGTAGTGCATTGGATTTTACTCTTGATAGTGATGGTTTTTCTATTAACAACGCTGCCTACGGAGATTTGAACGGGTTAAATGACACCTACGTTGCTTGGTGTTTCAAAGCAGGAGGTGCAGCATCGTTGAATGAACAGGGCGATATAGATTCTCAGGTAAGTGTTAACAATGACTTAGGATTCAGTATTGCTAAATATACGGCAACTGGAGTCACTGCAACAGTAGGTCACGGATTAGATACACCACCAGAAATGATTATAGCAAAAACAACAAACCAGGCTTATAACTGGATTGTTTACCACAAAGACATAGGTGCTTCAAATTATCTGATGCTTAATACCACAAATGCCCTTGCTTCCAGTTCGGCTTTTATGAACAATACTAGTCCAACAAGTAGTGTATTTACGGCAGGTGCAGGACAAAACCTAAACTACGCAAATAATGACCAAATAGTAGCATATAATTTCACATCTAAAAGAGGAGTATCTAAAGTAGGAAGCTTTGAGGGTACAGGTGCTTCAGGTAATAAAATTTATACTGAGTTTGAACCTGCTTTTGTTATGTGGAAAAATGCTGACAATAGTGCATCTAACTCAATGTGGTTTATGTTTGATAACCAAAGAGGAGAGTCTGCTTATCTTATGGCTAACTCTAATTCTATAGAAGGAACTGACGCTTCTGTTCAATTTCATAGAGATGGATTTATTGTTCCTAATGCTGGAGCTATAAATAACAGTGGTCAAACTCACATATACTACGCAGTAGCTAAAAACACAAACAACGAACAGCCACACCTAGAACTTAACTTAGAGGCTGACTCTTATAGTGGCTCAGGTGACTGGTTAGATTCAAGTGGTAATGGAAACAACGGAACTATAACAGGTGCTACTCATAATGATGAGTTAGGAGACTTCTTTGATTTAGATGGAAGTGGAGACTATATTGATATACCTACATCAGGAGTTTTTACTGGTGATTTCACTGTAGAAATGTGGTGGAATTTTAACACATTGAGCCCTCCTAGCGGCAGTGCGTATAGAATGCTTTTAGGAGCTTCAGGTTATTCTGGTGGTAGTGGATTAGGTCATTATATTGAAAACAATAGACTTAGAACTTGGGTTAGTGTTAATGGTAGTACTAGTAATGTTTTAAATGGTTCAGGAACTGATTTAACTACAAATAAATGGCAACACGTTGTATTAACAAGAAGTGGAGGTACTTATACTCAGTACATAGACACGAATCAGGTTGGTCAAGCTTCAGGTACAACTGCATCTTTAGACGGGGCTAATTCAAGAATTGGTGGACATTATAACGTAGCATCATCACACGATATAAATGCTAAAGTTGGACAAGTAAGATTGTATGATACTGCACTAAGTCAAGCACAAATAAGACAAAACTATAACTTTACTAAGCCTAGTTATCCTAATGGGTTTGATGCTGCATTAACGAATATGAGTAGTAGTGATTTTGACCCTTCTGACGGACATTTCACTTTTAGTGCAGATAACGATAGAATGCAAACTTCTTTTCAACCTAACGTAACAGTACCTTTTACTGCCTCTGTATGGGTTAAACGTAATTCAGGCAATAGTGGATATAAAATAGTAATAGACTATACTCAAAACGCATCACCTTATAATGGCTTTGGTATTTTTCACGATGGAACAGGTGATTATGGTATGGCTATAAATGGAGGCACGGATGTTACCATAGGCTCAGAAACATCAGGGTTTGACCACTTAGTTTTTGTTTACAATGGAGGTACCAGCTGCAAAACTTATATAAATGGAGTTGGCACAACAAGAACACTTAACAATGCTATAGCTCAGCCTAATACCAGCACTAATTTCGTTGTAGGTAATAGTTACGTAAGTACGTGGTCATCATCTAGGATGGATGTAAGTGATGTTAAATTTTACGATAGAGCATTAACTGATGATGAAGTAACTGCTCAGCACGGTATAGGTTATAACGGAATAGGATAATGGGAAAGAAGAAATTTAAAGACACCAACGTTGGGAAATTTTTATTAGAAAAGATTCCCAGCGTTGTTGGAGCCATTGCAGGTGATACACCTGTAGGTTCTGTAATACAAGCTATAATCGGTGGTAGTGATATGTCACCAGAAGATAAAGAAGTTGCTCTTAAAAAATTAGATATTGAAAGAGCAGAAATTGATGGAACAACAAGAAGATGGGTTGCAGATGCCCGGTCAGGAAGCTGGCTTGCAGCTAATGTACGGCCATTAACATTGGTGTTTTTAACATCATCATACGTTGCTGGTTGGTATATGGGTTATCCATTAGATGACATAACGGGACTATTAACAATAGTTATCGGGGGCTATTTCGGATCACGAGGAGTCGAGAAGGTGTTCGGAAATAATAAACATAAATGATAAATACAGATTTGAAAATATACGGTTTAAATATAACGGCATTATTTGCTAGTTCAGACATGGCACACAATATTAATCCTACGTTACAAACGCTTGTGTTGGTGCTTACAATAGTTTATACTTCAATCAATATATATAAAAAATTTAAATAATATGAAATTAAAATATTTTACAGACGAAGGGGATTTTAAAGGTAACATGGATAAAATGGATCCTAAGCTTTTAGGTATGCTTGATGCTCTTAGAAAAGAGTATGGTTTTCCTATAACCATAAACTCCTCTTATAGATCACCAGAGCATCCTATAGAAGCTGCTAAAAATAAACCAGGTGAACATGCGCACGGTGCGGCTGTAGATATTAAATGCGTAGGAGGTGAGGCTACATACTTATTAGTTGCAGCAGCAATTAAATGTGGCTTTAAAAGAATAGGTATATCAAGAAAGAGTAACTTTGTGCACGTAGGCATAGGTTACCCAGGAGCGCCTAGCACTACTATTTGGACATACTAAAATAACTTAAATGAAATTAATTAGAAAGATAAGCATTGGGCAGGATTATAAAAATGAAGCAATGCACTACTCTGTAGGTCAAGAAGTTTACGGAGGTCATAAGATATGTGACATATTAGAAGAAGATGGTAATTACAAGATCTATATTCAAAAAGACGGAGCTCAGCTGCCTTGGAAACATTTCAATGCGAATATGGCTGTATCAATAGAATATAACTTAGACTACTAAATGAAATCACTATACAATTATATTATATCAACAACCAATCGATACGATAATAAAGTGTCTATCGATAACAAAGAACTTATACTAAATACAGAAATAACCGAACGTGATTATAAGTTTGTAAATAGAATTGGAACTGTAGTTAATGTTCCTATTAATATAAACACACCTATAAAACCAGGTAATGAAGTTATTATACATCACAACGTATTTAGAAGATGGTTTGATGCAAGAGGAAATGAAAGAAACTCGGGTAGCTATATAGACGAAGATAAATATATAGTTTCACAAGATCAACTCTTTGCATATAAGCAAAACAATAAGTGGCACTGCCCAAATATGTATTGTTTTGTAGAACCTTTAGAAAACGAAGACATATGGAGCACCGAGAGCGAACAAAAGCTTTTGGGAAAGCTTACATATACAAACGACTATTTGGAGTCCCTAGGGTTGTCCTATGGCGATACCGTAGGGTTTACTCCAGATTCTGAGTATGAATTTAACATAGATGATAAAAAATTATATAGAATTTTATCAACAGACATAACTATCAACTATGGACATAAAAAAGAAACGAGAACTTATTCTTAAAGCTACAGAAAATTCAATAAATGAATTAATAAAAGTTATGAATAAGAAAATGGATCCAGATGAATTAGATCCTGAAAAAGTTAAAATATCTGCTTCAGCATATAGATTAGCAATGGAAGACGCTATCACAATGTTAGATAGAGTTGAGGAGTTGTCTAATATAAAAGAAGAAGGAGAAAAAGAAAAAAGAGAATTCTTTGGTGTGGAGGGCCGCACTAATGTATAAGCAAATGCTATACACAACAACTACAGATCATTTAGATCTTAAGCACGTTAAAAAGACTAATAAAGCTAAAGCTTTTAAATATGGTTATAACGAAGATATTGATTGTGTTGTTATAAGTAAAACCGGTGTTATAGGTGAAATATATGAAGTTCAAGGATTACGAATTGCATTACCTCAAGCACTAGATAAAATTGCTGGTCAAGAATTAAATAAAGAAGAACAGGTGTTCATAAAAACACCAAAGCCTTCTTCGCTAAATAAAATTAAAACAATATATGATTTTAAAATACTTCCAGACGATTTTAAAGAACAGTACTACGATTATATCGATAATGAGTTTAGTCGTAGGTCTGATGGTTATTGGTTCATGTGCAACGGGGACCCGTGTTACATTACAGGGTCACACTATGTCTACCTCAATTGGACAAAAATTGACGTGGGATCACCGGACTTTAGGCAGGCAAACAAGATATTCTACTATTTCTGGGAGGCGTGCAAAGCTGATCCAAGAAGTTATGGAATGTGCTACCTCAAGAACAGACGGTCTGGTTTTTCCTTCATGGGAAGCTCAGAGGTTGTTAATCAAGCTACAGTATCAAGGGATTCCAGATTCGGAATTTTATCTAAATCTGGATCAGATGCAAAGAAGATGTTCACAGATAAAGTTGTACCAATATCAGCAAATTATCCGTTTTTCTTTAAGCCGATACAGGATGGAATGGAAAGACCCAAAACTGAGTTATCGTACAAAACACCGTCGCGGAGGCTCACCAGGAGTACCATTAACGAAGCCTCAACAGAAACCCAAAAAGGATTGGACACGACGATCGATTGGAAAAATACAGGGGACAACTCGTACGATGGGGAGAAACTCAGATTACTTGTTCACGACGAATCGGGAAAATGGGAGAAGCCGGACAATATACTCAACAACTGGAGGGTCACAAAAACGTGCCTCAGGCTTGGAGCAAAGGTAGTTGGTAAGTGCATGATGGGTTCTACATCTAATGCTTTAGATAAAGGTGGAGAGAACTTTAAAAAATTATACTATGACTCAAACGTTACGAAGCGAAATCGCAATGGGCAGACTGCTAGTGGACTATACGCTTTGTTCATACCTATGGAATGGAATTACGAAGGATTCATTGACAAATATGGATACCCTGTGTTTGATACTCCAGAAAGCCCGGTTGAGGGAGTCGACGGAGAACTTATCAGCTATGGAGTTATCGAGCATTGGGAGAATGAAGCAGATGGGCTTAAAGGAAACAATGATGGACTTAATGAATTTTATAGACAGTTCCCAAGATATGAAAAGCACGCATTTAGAGATGAAATAGAAAAGTCTTTATTCAATCTAAATAAAATATATGAACAAATAGATTTCAATGAAGAAATGGTTATGCAGGGTTATGTAACTCGAGGATCATTTAGTTGGAAGAACGGAGTGAAAGATTCTGAAGTAGAATTTCACCCAAATAAAACCGGTAGATTTAAGTTATCTTGGATACCACCGGTTAGTATGCAAAACAATATAATTGTTAAGAACGGAATTAAATATCCAGGTAATCAAGACTTAGGAGCTTTTGGCTGTGACAGTTATGATATATCCGGAACAACTGATGGTAGTGGTTCAAATGGTGCTTTACACGGATTAACAACATTTAATATGTTATCTGAAGTTCCATCTAGTCAATTCTTTTTAGAATATGTAGCTAGACCACAAACTGCAGAAATATTTTTTGAAGATGTTCTTATGGCAATGATATTTTATGGAATGCCAATACTAGCGGAAAACAATAAACCTAGATTATTATATCATATTAAAAGAAGAGGCTACAGAGGTTATTCAATGAATAGACCTGATAAGTCTCGTAATAAACTTTCTGTAACAGAAAAAGAATTAGGTGGTATA